CCCTATCCTCTGTCTCGTGAACCTGGTGACACAATTGATTCGTTGTCTTCCAGTAACAGAGATCCTTAATATGAACATAAAGGATCTCCGTGAATTCGCGGAGTGTGGGATAAACGGCGATGACGTTGTCGCCTGGGGAAAAGATCCTGAGGCCCTGAGTGCCGACTGGAAGATGTCTCTGGCCACTGTCGGAGGTGTACCTTCCGAGGGAAAGACTCTCCTCAACCCCTTATTCTTTACCGTTAACTCAGAGATCTTCCATAGAACAGGAAAGATCCGGGTGCTCCGGCCCTCATTGATTGTAGCTTTACATGAGGGCGCATTCAAGGCACCACAAGAGTCTTGGTCAGAATACCTCTTCTCTCCGCTTCGATCCGCTGCCGCGGATCGCCTCTTTAGACCCGAAAGGGTCCTCTTTCCTTCCTTCCCTGTCAGTTGGGGCGGGCTTCGCTTGCATCGTATGTCGAGAGACCAGTTCATGAAAGAGCTGGTTTCCGCATGTTATCTACGTGCATGTAAGTCCCGTCCCTTCGAAGGATTTGGGGAAGTCCTCTGTCCTCGTCCTGGCGTTCTCCAGGATAAGAATCAAACCACCGTGTTCCTAGGTGGTGACATAAAGGATTTCTCCAAATACCCCGTCAAGGGAGGGTTTATGAAGAAGGAAGATGTGAAGGCGATCGGCCGTCTGCGGTATGGTGTGAAGCACCTCGCCTACTGGACCACTCCTATTTCTCGTCGTAAATCAATTGATCAGATTATGGACGAAGTACAGGATATGTACGCGGGGTTAACCGACTACCAGTGTGAACTCTTGTACAGAGAGTACTGCGAGGCGTTTGAGATGGAGGAGAGGGGGTATGTCTACGTCCGGACGTGTATAGACGTCGGTCAACCTGTAATACAACCCAGGTGGCAAGGTCGCGTTTTCACGCGCGCTCCTGTCATCCGGTCGGGCGACCTGAGCGAGCTAGACGACTATGGACGAGACGAGGTAGAGTCAACTTCCTTCGAATGTGAGGACACATCCCCAGTTACCCCTTGCCGACTTCCAGTGAACTATTTGGAAGTCATGCTACGGGATGCAGAGGTCGGAGGTGAGGTGGACTTCGGGATGATGGATCCGGCCTTTTGGTCGGCGTAGACCCAACGTTAGTGGACCATTTTCTGGAGGGGTTTGTTCCCCGGTAAAAGCGCC